CAACAACCTTGCTTAATAGGAGGGCATTATGGCTGCTTCTATTTTTGCCAAGACAGCAACGGCAACCGGTACTTTAAACGGTGGCAGAACTCGGCTGAAGGCTTTTTATGTAAAGACCGCGTCTAGTGGTTCTCCACAGGTCGTATTTAAGAACGCCAGTGGTGGAGCGACTTTGCTAGACATGGTGTTTAATACTTCAGATGATACGCAAGTCAGCATTCCTGATCATGGGATGATTTTTGATGATGAATGTCATGTAACCCTGACAAACATTACATCAATAACAGGGTTCTTCGGCTGATGGCTAGAAAGCCATCAAAGATGCCTGCGCGAAACAAAAAGAATTTCCGCTCCACTAAATCTGGAGCGGGAATGACTAAGGCTGGTGTGGCTGCGTATCGTAGAGCTAACCCCGGTTCTAAATTAAAAACGGCAGTTACTGGAAAAGTAAAAAAAGGTTCTGCCGCTGCAAAACGGCGTAAGTCATACTGTTCTAGGTCTGCTGGGCAGATGAAGGCGAATAATATTAGTTGTAAGAAGACACCTAAGAAGCGTATTTGCGCGGCTCGGCGGAGATGGAAATGTTAATGAAGTTTTTAGCCGGTACTATTGGGTTCTTTTCAGTCATGTCTGTCGGCTTCATAGGATGGGTAGGACTTAGTATAGTTGATTTAAAAATACAAGTTGCTGAGACGCACGGCAAAGTTGCCGCTAATCATGCAATGATAAAACCTATGTGGGAATCATTTTTATCGGAGAAGAGCGTTGGCGATCTCGCGAAGTTCTATACCACAACAGATAACTAAAGGTGGGACAATGGCAAAAGATGCATGTTACCGAAAAGTTAAAGCAAGATATAAGGTCTTTCCGTCAGCGTATGCTTCAGGAGCGATTGCTAAGTGCCGAAAAGTTGGAGCCAAGAACTGGGGAACTGGAGGAAAGAGTAAAACAACTAAAAGAAAGAGTAGCTCTTCTAAACGCAAAGGTAAGACCTACTAATGGCTGATACGAAACCAAAAAGAAAGTTTAGAGGTAAGCCCGTTAAGGGAACCGCCGTGGCTCGAGGTTGTGGTTGTGTTTTACCTAGACGCCGGAAGAGAACTAAAGGTTCGGTGGAGCAATCTTAATGGCAGTTCGTAAGACAAAAAAGGGTGCGTCACTCAAACGATGGTTCAAAGAAGAGTGGAAAGATGTACGCACTGGCAAGCCTTGTGGCAGAAAGAAGGGTGAGAAACGTGGTGTCCCTTATTGTCGCCCGTCTAAGCGGGTTTCATCCAAAACGCCAAAGACAGCCAGTGAATTGTCTGCAAGCGAAAAAAAGAGTAGGATATCTCAGAAGAAGCGTTTGGGTCAGCCTGCTGGTAAGCCTAAAAGAGTTAAATCCGTTAAAAGGAGAAAAAAGTCATGAAGGGCATGAAAAAGGACAAAAAAGGCTACAAGGATGGTGGCATGGTCAGTCCACGCAAAGCCATGGCTATGGGCTACCAGATGGGTGGCAATGTAGATGTGAAAAGAGCGCAGCTATTTGCGCAAAATCTTGGAAACATGATGCAGGGTTCTGTTCCTACACGAAAGCCTAGAGGAACAATGTAATGGCAACGTCTGGGTCAAGAGATTTCAACCTTGATGTCTCTGACATTATTGAAGAGGCGTATGAGCGGTGCGGGTTAGAAGTTCGCACCGGCTATGATGCTCGTACTGCGCGCCGGTCTATGAACTTGATGTTCGCAGATTGGGCGAACAGGGGCATAAACCTCTGGACGGTACGTCAGGCTACGATAACACTGACCCAAGGACAAGCTACTGAGACATTAACCTCTGATGTGGTGGATTTACTTGAAGTTGTTCTGCGCCGTAGTGGTACGGACTATGATATAAACAAGATTAGCCGTGGCGACTATTTGTCCGTGCCGACTAAGACAACTACAGGACGCCCGTCTCAGTTTTATTTTAATCGTCAGGTTCTGCCTCAGATTACAATGTGGCCTACACCTGAGAATAGCACTGATCAGATTGTTTATTACTACATTCGGCGTCTTGAAGACGCTGATGCGTTAGTTAACGATGTAGAACTTCCGTTTCGTTTTCTGCCTTGTGCTGTTGCAGGAATGGCGTACTACATTGCCTTGAAAAAGGCTCCAGAACGGATTCAGTTGTTAAAAACGGTGTATGAGGAAGAGTTCCAGCGTGCCGCAGACGAAGACGAAGACAGGGTTTCATTGAAGCTGCAACCTAGTATTCAGTATTTGAGGGTCTAATGGCGAATTATGCGTCTGGAAAAGATGCTTACGGAGTATCGGATCGTTCTGGCTTTCGTTATCGCTTGAGAGATATGAAAGTTGAGTGGAACGGTCTAAAGGTAGGCTATGACGAGTATGAGTCAAAGCATCCACAGCTTGACCCTAGACGCAAGGTTATAGATCCGCAGGCTCTTCGTGATCCACGCCCAGACCCGACTTTAACGGTTAGCAGAACTATTCAATGGGGTTGGAACCCTGTAGGCTTGTATGATAACGGCGGTCTAAACACAAACGATCTAGTTGGGACGGGTGCCGTTGGCAGCGTTACGGTGATAACATGAGTTTTACATTTAATGAGCTAAAACAAGCCATACAGGATTACTGCGAGAATCAAGAAACGACTTTTGTTAACAATCTTGACATTTTCATCACCGAGGCAGAGGAACGAGTCTTAAAGAGTGTGGGGCTTACGTTTTTTCGCCGTAATCAGACTGCCACGTTGACGCAGAATAATCAGTTTTTGAATTGCCCAGCAGATTTTTTGGCACCGTTTTCATTATCTGTTACAAACGCCTCTACGAGTGATAAGACCTTTCTGTTGTACAAGGACATAAATTTTTTACAGGAGTATACTCCAGACGCTACAACGACTGGGTTCCCGAAGTATTATGGATTCTTTGACATCACTAACTTTCTGATTGCGCCTACGCCAAACGCGAATTTAGCAGTCGAATTACACTACTTCTACCGTCCTGCCAGCCTTACAGCGCAAGCGGGTGGTGGAACTACATGGTTGAGTACAAATGCTCCAATGACACTCCTTTATGGGGCCTTGGTGGAGGCTTACACATTTATGAAGGGTGAACCCGATATCCTTCAAAACTATAATCAACAGTTTCAACAGGCTCTTTTGCGTCTCAAGAACTTCGGTGAAGGTCTTGAAACATCTGACGCATATCGTGAAGGTCTTGTTGTTAGGGAGAAAACCTAATGTTCAAGATGAATTTTGATCTGCCGGACACTCCCGTAGTAAACGTGAAGACTACAGAACACCGAGGTTTTACCCCGGAAGAGGTTGCTTCACGCTGTGCAGAAAAAATTATTTCTGTATCGGATACAGCTCATCCTGGTATCCGAGACCAAGCAAACGCTTTTAAGGGTCATATTGAAAGAACAATAGCCTTTTACATGCGTGAGGCTATTCGTAGTGATCGTACTACGATATACAATGCATTAGCGGATGCTGGGCATCCAGAACTAGCCGAAGCTATAAGGAGACTGTAATGGCTATAACACAAGCAATGTGTACCTCTTTTAAGGTGGAGCTGCTTCAAGGCAAGCACAACTTCACCGCATCGTCAGGTCACACTTTCAAACTAGCACTTTTCACAAGTTCTGCTTCTCTTGACGCAGCAACCACGGATTATTCCACATCTAACGAAGTTAGTGGTACAAACTATACCGCTGGCGGAGCCGCTCTGACTAGCGTCACTCCAGTATCATCTGGCACGACAGCCTTTGGTGATTTTGCCGACCTGACGTTTTCTAACGCCAGTGTTACGGCGCGGGGTGCAATAATCTATAATACCACGACTGCTGGTGGATCAGGAACAACTGATGCGGTTGTTGTTCTGAACTTTGGTGCAGACAAGACATCAACTGCCGGTGATTTCACGATCCAGTTCCCAACTGCTGACGCGAGTAACGCGATCATCCGCATCGCCTAACGGAGTCCGTTATGGCTGACATTACGGGTTGGGGTCGAGGTACATGGGGACAAGGGGCGTGGAACAGTGTTGTTCCGGTCTCTGTCACTGGTATCGCGGCCACAGGTGGTGTTGGCTCTGTAACGGTCACCGGAGAAGCTAATGTTGCTGTAACAGGCGTAGCTGGAACTTCGGCGCTAGGTAGCGTTGCAGTCTCCGCAGCCGCGAATGTGCCGACTACTGGCCTCGCCGCTACAGCAGGTGTTGGCTCTGTCACTGTTAGTGCCGCCGCAAACGTAGTTCCAACCGGAGCTACGGCCACAGGAGCAGTGGGAACTGCTACAGTATCTGCGGATGCTAACGTAAGTGTCACTGGTGTTGCTGGAACTTCGGCGGTTGGTTCTGTCACGGTATCTGGCGCGGCGGATGTACCTGTTACGGGTCTTGCTGCCACAGGTGGCGTTGGCTCTGTTTCTGTCGTGGCAGAGGCAAATGTAACGCCGACAGGGGTCGCGGCTACAGGTGCGGTTGGGTCTCCAACCATCATTGGTAAGGCGAATGTGCCGACTACGGGTCTTGCCGCTACAGGCGGTGTTGGCAGTGTTACGGTTCAGGCAAACGCTGACGTAGGTGTTACTGGTCTTGAAGCAGAATCTAACGTAGGCAACGTAGAAGTTGGCGTTAGAGTCATCGTTCCTACTACAGGATTGCAAGTTACCGGAAATGTTGGTACTGTAAGCGTAAGCGCAGATTCAAATGTCAGTTTGACAGGCGTATCTGCCACAGGACAAGTAGGTACTATATTTGTGTGGGGTCAGATAACCCCGAATCAAACGCCGAATTGGACTGCTGTTTCACCGTCACAATCACCTGGCTGGGGCGCTGTTTCACCGTCACAGTCACCTAATTGGACGGATATTGCGGCATAGGAGACCATAATGGCGAGTTCATTTACTACCAACTTTGCGATTGAGAAGCCAAACACAGGCGAACAATC